GACTTAGACTCATATAAAGAAGTCCATTCCTTCATGAAGATACCAATGTCAGGCTTCTCTGTGTAGCACACACTGTTGTTACTTAGAGCCATCTCTGGTGTAGTTGACCACCACTGACCGGACTTAGCACTACGCATACGTTCATCAGTTAAGTTAGACAACGACATCAATGCTGACCTACGCACACCACCTACAACTACCACCTCTGCAATCTTACACATCATACGGTGACACTCATAGCTAGTTAGCTTACGACCAACTGCATCCTTGAATAGATTAGTAGAGAAATTAAACAAGTCAAGCAATGGCTCTGGTCCACTAGCTCTACCACCAAAGGTAGATAGTCTAGCACCCTTGAGTCTGACCTTAGAGAAATCCCACTTAGGCATCTCACCATCATACAAGTATGTGATTAGTTTACGGAACGCAGACTGCCAGCCTTCCTTAGAATCCTGGACTACTATGACATCCTCTACATCTACCAATGCTTCAGGTACTTCAGGTAGCTTGTTAACAAACTGTCGCTCAACACTAAAGCCTACACCAGTACCATGCATAAGAACAAATAGACATTCATCAAATGCTTTAGGGTGGTCTACACTTAGGTAAGCACAGTTGTAACCTGCTATGTGGTTCTTAGCTAAGGCAGGACCTGCTGTCATTAGAGCTCTCATGCTAGGCATAACCTCTAAGTTAAGCACAGCTTGTTCTAATACCTTCCTAGTTTCAGGAACCATTCCGTCTTTCTGCTCAGTGTTTTCCTTCAAGTGTTCATGCATGAAGTCAAAGTAACGAGCCACTGTCTCTTCCCATGTCTCCCTTCTTTTCTTTTCAGGTAGCCAGCGTGCATACCTGCTAAGAGCAATGAAGTTTTGGTAATCGTTTGGTAATTTATTCATCTTCCATCCCTTTAAATTTATCTATGTTATCAATTAACTTATCATCAAATCTTTCTATTAACTCTTCGGGTTCTATTTCGAGTACCTCGCAGAGCAGACAGACATCAAACTCGTTAGCTATTTTTTCTTTTAGTTCATTCAGTAGTAGTGCCATAACGCTTCAGCTCCTTTAGTGTATCTAGTGTGAACCACTTGAACCCTTCTTTGTCACACCACTCACCCATTGTAATCTTGGAACCTTTCCTAACTTTCTTGTTAGCATTAGTCAAGACAAACACAAGCTCTTGAGAGAACAGTGAATCTCTTATGGCTTTATACTTCTGTGTATCACCTACCCTAAAGTAACCCTTGGCTTCCACTAAGATGTTACCCTTAGTAAAGTCAGGTATGTACTTACGCTTTGTAACATAAGGTATATGGTAAGGCTCATAGTTCCAGTCAACTAACTTCTCACCTATGTCAGCTTCAAAGTTGTTTCTATATTTAATGATATTTGTTTTCATCTTCTCTTATAAAAGTAAAGTCAAATTCTTCACTATCCCCTGAGGGTATGAAGTCTCCTTCAAGTAGGTACGGTTGGTCAAGACACTCAACCATAGCTACCATGTTAGACTTCAAATCTTCAGGTGATTCTCCATGAGGGATAGCAGGGTCAACAGCAAAGCTAGTGATAGTACCATCTTCCTGATAGAAAACTTCTCTGATAGTGCATACTCCTTTGGCATCTTGCATGCCCCTGTATCGCCACTCCATTACTTACTCTTCTTAGGTTCAGTTATGGTAGGCACTTTAGCATGTCTAATTAAAGCTTGAAGAAACCTGTTACCTTCTAATTGAGGCGTGCCTAGTAAATCCCACCCCTCATTAAGAGCTTTGTTCATTTCCTTCTCAAAGCTACGACTATCTGATACAACTAATTTAAATTCTTTACTCATAATTTCTCATCTCCATTACTTTGGGTTCTACGTTGACTACAGCTAAGAATCTTGGGCCAGTTGAATAAGCAAAGACTCTCATGTTAGGGTAACAATGTTTCTTAAACTCACAGTAAGAACATCCTATAGGTAGTTTCATGTTGCCAGACTTACCATCAGCAACGAGCTCATAGCATGGCTCAGGAATTGTATCTTGTTCTATCATTGCCTGAACATGCTTGATTCTTTTGATGACATCCTTACCTCTTAGGTCTACCTTAGAGACAGCAAGGTGTCCGTTTGATTTATCCATAGCTAGGAAGCAGGCATCATCAGCATTTTCTGCTTTACCATAGCCACTTATCTGGTCTATGTAACCAAAGGGGTCATCATATTGTAGGCTGTTATCCTTGAACTTCTTAAAGCCATAGGTTGATGTAGACTTTACATCACACAACAGGCCATCAATCTTACAGTCCATTGAACCCTTGATACCTTCAAGCTCTACCCTCTTCTGTTCATCAGTAACATCATGACCTGAGAGTTTGACTAAAGCTAATAGCATTTCCTCAATCAAGTGACCATAAAGAAACTTGATTAGAGTATGAGCCTTTAGAGTCTCACCCTTGTAGTCTTTCCTTCTATGTTTATACCATAGCTTTCTATCAGGGTGTCCAATGTTAGACATCCTTAACGTACCACCACTGTAGTCTTTAGGATAGAGCCACTCTCTCATGATTGTTTCCATGTTGGAACCAAAGTCTTGAAAGATTTGTTCGGCTGGTACTCTAGCAGGATGACTCTTTGTCTCAGCTAAGTCATATATATCTTGAACTAAATTATCTATCTTGTTCATTTGCTTCTCCCAGTTTATGTTCAATGAGTTTCTCAATGAACCATCTTGCTTTACGAAGGTCATCTATCTGACCATCACCAGCATGTTTGTGTGCGTGTCTACATAAGTATTTCATAGAGGAAGCAGTAAGGTAATCCATCTTCTGGTCCAGTATGAAGTCTATTACTTCTATCTTTCCCTGCCTGTAATGGCTTGGGTTTACACTATCAATGGGTTTCATTCCAACTTACTCCTATCTTGTATTCACCATCCAGTGGACAGTTTAAGTTAAATGTTTCGCCAGCTTTCTGAATCGCCTTGACAGCAATCTCACCGAAAAGTTTAGCTTCTGTCTCAAGGACTTCTGTCTGTATCTCATCATGTATATTCCCTATAATTTTATAATCTATACCCTTTAGTATAGCATAGTTATTTAATAATACAAGTGCTCTTTTCATAATAATTGCACCGGCTCCTTGGAGTAGGGTATTAAGAGCAGAGTGCTCGGACCTTACCCATATTCTTCTACCATCTAAGCCAATCAGATAACCCCTGCGTGATGCAGTAGTGACACGTTCTCTAAGAGACCTAAGTGCTGGTGTGTTATCAAGAAACTGTTGCTTAACAATCTTGCCTACCTTAGCACCACCACCTACAATCGTACCTATCTTAGCATCACCTGCTCCGTAAAGGAAAGCATAGATGAATGTCTTGGCTTGGTCTCTAGTCTCAAGACCTGCTGACTTCTGGTTGGCAGTATGAATATCACCAGTCAGTATCTCGTTGGTGTAACTCTTGTCATTCATATAGTGGGCGAGCATACGTAACTCAAGGCCACTAGCATCCATACCTACTAACTTATACTTACTAGGTACAGTCCATAACTTTCTACACTCGTCACCATAGGGTGAGTAGGAAGCAGGAACCTGTGCCATGTTAGGTTTACTGTGTGTCATGCGACCAGTAACTGCACCGATAGGATTGACATAGCCACGTACTCTACCATCAATATCAATAGCATCTACCCAGCTCTGCACCTGTGCTACACGTTTCTGTAACATAAGATACTCGGCTATCTGTTGAGCCTGTGGTATCTTGACACCACTAAGTACACTCTCATTAACAATGACACTACCCTTCTCGGTAAACTGTTTAGGTTTCCAACCGAAGTGTTGAAGGTACCTACCTATCTGCTGACGTGAGCCAAGATTAAACTCTGGATATATATTATATCCCCAGCTTCTGTCTATAGGGTTACTAGGAACATCTCTATAATGTGCACCCTTATCTAACTGTGCTTGTGAACGCTTAGATGTAGAACCATCCTTGTTGTACCACTTATCACCGGGATGGGGTAAGTCTATCCACACAGGCAGTGGCTTGAATGTGTTACGCACATCAACCTCTACGTTGTGTAACTTCTCTCTAAGCTCACCAAGTAATAGGTTAGCCTCACGCTCATTGATAGTCCAGCCATTCTGTATCTGCTTGTGCACTATACTAGCTACGCCATGCTCTAGCTCAATGCTATCATCTCTGAACCCATTGAG